CTACTGGTGAGGGTAACCCCAATTAATTAACTTAATTATAACATCTTAACACACTTGTGTCAAGCATTATTTTTGGAACCTAGAGTCAGATTCGAACTGACGATCTTACGGATTTGCAATCCGTTGCATTTGACCACTCTGCCATCTAGGCGTACCATTATTTTATACACTTGGTAATGCACAAAATAATGGCGTCCCGTACCAGATTCGAACTGGTGTAGTCACCGTGAAAGGGTGGTGTCCTAGGCCTCTAGACGAACGGGACAAAATTGGTATCCAGTAGAGGTAACGCTCCTCTGTCTCTGGCTTATCAAGCCATTGCTCTACTATTGAGCTAACCGGATACAATAATATCATGCGCAAATTTTAAAAGAACTTAGCTTAAATAACGATCTATTTAAACTTATTATAACATCTTTTAGTATCCTTGTCAAATGTAAGGGTACTAAAGCATACTACAAAAGAAAAACCCTCGGACTGTAGAAGTGCCGAGGGTTCTAAGATAAACTTGTATGAAATTTAAATTCTAACCCTGAAGCACACTCCATGAATTTTTGTCTGCAACGCGCTCTGACGTTCCAATATAAGAAGTCGGTTCTTGATGCTGACAGAAAAGGTTAAATTTATTGTTCATAAAAATATTTATACATCTCGGCACCGTCTTACTGGTGCTTTTAAAAATTAAATTGGCGCGTCTTCCAACTCAGCCAACTGTTTCAATTCTTCAAGTTCCAAGTCATCCTCGACAACTTTTGCCTTGACTACTTTAGGTGCTGCTACTTTCGCAGGAGCAACTGTCTTTGCCTTTACAGGTGCTGCTTTAGCTTTTGCCTTAACTGGCTTGCTAATAACTGTACCTTGTTTCTTGCCCATTGTCTCGATGATGAGACCAGACCATTGTTCAAAGACACCGCCTGTATCAAGAAGATACTGACATGCTTCGGACTTTGTCATGCCTCTTGGCAACTCAATCAACTCCAAAGGAGAGTGACCACCTTTAGACAAGAGTTTGTATCGAGATACCATGTCATTGGCAAAACGAACTTTAGTGATACCGTACTGTGTAGAAACGCCGGCTACTGTGAATGTACTCATAATATAGATCCTTCAAAAAAATGTAAAAATTAACAACTTCACAATTCATATTATATAGCCTTTCGGCTGGCCTGTCAAGCATTTTGGATAAATTCTTTAACTTTATTTGCATGCTTGCAAGTTCTACGGAATTGAAATCCTACACAACTACAGGAAACAATACCGTTATCTGAAACGACATTATATACATGCCCTTTCGATTTTGATTTAATCCTGAATATACGAGTTTCTACTCGATTATCTGGAAAATCAAATCCAACAATAAATCGCTTATTAATATGGGATGTAGGATATTCTGGATTACCTGTATATACAGAGACATAATCATTATCTAACCATTTAGGATTATTAACGACTTTACCTTTGAATATATTATCCTGATATTCTTCACCCAATATATTCGATTTCCACCGAGTTTGAATCTCGACTTCTGCACCGATTGAAAAGTTCTTTATCATATGCTTATTATAACAGAAAAAAGAACCCGAGTCAAATGCTCGGGTTCTACGGTGTTGTTCTAGGACAACGGTTAATTTTGCTTAAAAATTAAGCATTTTCCTCTTTTTCTATAACGCCTTCTGATTCGAAAAAGTCCAACGTGTCATCTACGCCTTTGTTGTGTCCCCATTTGTAACAGGCAAAACAAGCTGCTAACATTAGAGAAATTTGAATTAGGTCATATAACGAAAATGTAATACTTTCCATACCGTGCTCCTTTTAATTATTCTTTTAACGACTCCTCTGTGAACCAATCTGCGTGCTTCTGCCTTAGATTTTTAAATTGGTCATGTTCCACTAAAAATTTTGCAACAAGACTATTTTCCAAACCATAGGCTTCTATTTCCCAAGGTTGGTCCCAGTAGGATGTATCATCATCATATTTTTCACCAAACCATAATGTTATATACTTATCTTTTTTAAACTTATCTTTAGCTTCGCCCTTGGCATGTTGCTTCACATGAACCATCTCATGTGCCAGGACCTTGAACATATTAATCTTTTTTCGTGTCCTTAAAAGTTCAATGTTAAATTCTCTTGGATTGCCGGCTGGATCAATTTCGTAATCACAAAAGCCGCCGGCGTCTAGCTTGTCACGTACAATAATTTTAATAGATAAGTGTTTGGTCAATTGTGGGGACATTAAATTTTTGGCAAATGAATCGGCAGCTAACTTTAGTAAATACACTAACATTCTATCTCTTGCATTTCTAACGGAAACCTTCATTTTATTGTCCTCCACTTTTATTTATAACGCTTTAGTCGGTGAAGTGATTCGGTTCCTCACCATATAGTTTAGATAAATTCTCGCCGTAAACTTCACTCTCAGATTTCAATATACTATCTGTAGATGATCTAGGTCCGTTTTCAATGACTTCTTGCAGAAACCCTGGCTTATTTGTTTCAATAAGTGTTTCGGGATTTGTTTTAGTTTGCATTAGTTTCTCCTGTTGAGTTACAAATAATATTTAGCCTATTATCGTTTTGGATAAAATGATTTGTTCACCAGACATTTTCCATTCCAAAGTATCGCCTTCTACCCATTGAACTTGTTTAAGAAGATCCTCGGGCAATTCAATAATAAATTCGCCAGGTTGATCTGGATCATCTTGTACAATGGTGTGCCAAACCTTATCATTCATTTTAGCACTTTTCTAATTCGTTTGCTTCTTTAAGCAATGTAGTTACTTCGTCTAGATTAGAACATAAGATTTTTACGTTTGTCCAATCATCGTCAAGCCCTCTTCCGCTGACTTCAACCATATATCCGTTGTCATATAAATTGATAGTTATTGAATCGTTAACTTTTGATAGTTTGTCGCTAATTTTTTTAACTTGTTTCTTTGTCATTTTATTTCCTTTAAGTCCAAAGTGCGTGTCTAATTTTAATGAGGCGAATCAACATTGCTTCATCCTCTGCCATATATTCTGCTTCAATTTTATGTGACAAATCTAAAGCAGTCATACATTCTTTTCGTTCTTCTTCTGTTTCATTTTCGTGACCCCATAGATCACCTCCAGCTTTTTGCCTACGTTTTTCGCAATATGCAGACCATCCGCTTGCTTCATGGGCATCTGGTCTTTTAGGGTATACTGTAGTCCACCACAAGTAAAGTTCTTTAATTTCTTTTGCAGAAGATGCTTGACTTGTGTCTTCCACTTTACCATTTTCATCTTCATGGGTAAGTGTTGCCGCCCAATCAAGATGATCTAAACCAGCTTGAGGACTACGCCATGTTCTCCAACGGAACCAACCTTTGGCATAGAATGGGGGATTATATTTTTTAGTTGCTTCGTCATCCCATGCAATATGCAACCAAGCTGTTTCTACCTCAACAAACTCCACAAGCTCATTGAATAAGCAAGGCAAAAAGCGATTACCCACGTCTTGCCACTGACCAGGTTTGATGTCTCTGGGATGTGCAGTAAGACTGTTAGTGCGAGTAACCCAACGATTGTTAATGTAATATTTTGCATTGTATAATGTATCCATCGGTAACCGAATAAAGGTTTGGATTTTATCAAGACCTTCTTCTACAATCCAATAACGAATTGGATGTTTTTCTTTTGCGTCTTTTTCCCAGTTATGCCAACCAGAACTAGTTGCAGACGTAGGCTTAATGCTACCTCGAATCCAATTCGCAATGTTTGTGTTTGACCAATATTGTTTCATTTTTATAACTTTATAGATGAGAAATCTCTAGACCGTTTATTAAACGCATCTCCTATATTATAATTGCTTTTTTGTGGTTTGTCAACTCTATCGATATCCAAATTGGCATCTGTTAGTCCTTTTTGAGCAGACTGTTCCAAATCATATAATTTCATCTTAGATCTATCAACACCAATCATAAATCGTTTATTAGCTGTCGGGTCATTATATCGATTCTTCAATTGCTTAACCATAATCTGATTTGTTTGTTCAAGTTCCTCAGTCGAAATCAAAGCAAACATAAAGTCAACTGTTGCAGGCAAACCAAAAGATTCAGATGTATCTGTTAGTTCAACATCTGTATTTCCATACCCACTTCGAGTTGTCTGTGTAGCTGATAGAATCGGAAGATCTTCTTCAACCGCCAAACCACGAAGTTCTTCTGCAATAGACTTAATCAAAGTATAAGAATTAATATTTGAACCAGATTTGAATCTTGAACTCGAACAAATATTCAAGTAGTCAATAATAATCATTGCAGGTTTAAATTGTTTCTTTAGTTGCAATTCATTTAACAAAGCCTTAAAGTGTCCAGTATGTGCGCCAGCAGTAGGATATTCTTTAATGATTAATCTGCCTTCAGTCTTGTTTCTAATCTTTTCAATTCGATTGTCAAATATAGACTTCGGCAAATCTTTCAATTGATCCAAAGTAATATTCATTAAGTTCGCATCAATACGTTCCGCAATTCTTTCTTCAGCCATCTCAAGAGTAATATACAAAACATTCTTACCTTGAGCCAAAGTCGATGCTGCTACGTGACACATGAACAAAGACTTACCAACACCTGTACCTGCAAGAACAACATTCAATGTCTTATTAGGCAACCCGCCATTTGTGATCTTGTTAAAATACTCAAGATCAAAGGGTGTTCTTGATTCTACCCTATGATAAAATTCATATCGACTATCTGCATTCTCAATATAATCATGTCCAACATTGTTGTCAAAACAAACACCAAGTGCATCCTGCAATAATTGAGGAATACCATCTTGAGTCTTGGCCGCATCTCTACCATCAATGATTGCAATTGAATTTAAAATTGCGTTATAAATTGCTTTGTCTTTACAGAACTTTTCAGTCTCTTTGTAGAGCCAATCTTTATTGTGTTCTGTAGGGTTTAGCTCTTGAATGATACCTGCAACTTCTTTGTACTGTTCTTCATTTAAAGTTTTATCATTTTGAAGTGCAACAATCAAAGCATCTTTGTTCGGAGGTGTATTATACTCATCTATAAACGCTTTGACTCTATCAAAAATTAATCGATCACTATTTTCTAAAAAATAATCCCGCTTTAAGAAAGGGATTACTTTTCTCATATACGCATCATCTGTTACCAGGTTTTGCAGAATCACCTGTTCGATTTTCGAATTCATTAATTGCCTTTGCTAATATATCGTTAATTATGTCTGCTACCACGCCGTTGAACTCTGCAGAATTTAAATCTTCTTCTGTTTTTCCTTTTGGTCTTTGGACAAAGTTGAAGTCAAGTGCAACGGTTCCGTCGTCAGATTTATCATCCATCTCGACGGAATTAATACTGATGATTGTTCCGGTATAATTACCTTCCAGAAGTTTGAAACCCCATAGATCACCTTTTTCATTTTTAATTGCCCACGGTTCATACTTCACTGGCATTTGTAAATTCCTCATCCAAATCAATGTTACTAAAGCTAGCACCTAACATCTCGCCACCTGCGATACGATACTTGTTCTCAATAAAAGTTCTGAAGTCTTGCGATGTAATAATTGGTAACCAAAACTCTTTAGTGTATGTGTCTTTAAGTCTAAGCTTCTTGTCCGATACTACACCGGTCTCTTTATTGACCGAAGAATACCAACCATTAGATGGCTTAATAACAAACCCACCTTCAAGTGCTACATCCAATAGACCAGACCATTTGCTAATACCACCTTCGAATGTAACTTCAACTGGAATCTTAGACTTCTCACGAACAAACCTAGACTTCTCAACATTGATAATAAAGTTATATCCAATAACTTCTGTACCTTCTTTTTCTTGTTGACGACCAATAATAAAGATTTGATCTGCAGAATAATAAATGCCTGTACCGCCTGAAACAATTTGTTTAGGGAACAAACCAATTTCAGAATAAGTATGATTAACAACAACCATTGGAATATCTTTAATAGTCAAGTGAGGTGTAATCATTCTGAATAAAGACTTCATCTGTTTAGCGCGAGTCATATCTGCAACAGACTTGCCTTCAAGTGCATCATCAACTTCTTTCTTTGAAGCTAGATTACCTACTGAATCAACTACAATTATAACATGATCGCCACGCTCTACATTGTTAATTTGGCTCATCACATCAAATTTAAGTTGTTCAATGTCAGTAATAGGAGTGTGCAAAACACGCCCAGGATCAATTCCAAAGTTGTCAAAGTAGGATTGAGGTGAACCAAATTCTGAATCATAGAATAAAACGACAGCATCCTCATACTTATCCAAATAGGCTTTGGCAAGCAATAACGAGAATGCTGTTTTAAAATGTTTAGATGGACCTGCAAATACTGTGAGACCCGGAGTCA